GTCTGACACGGGCACCACATCACCCATGCGCTCAAAATCACCCGGCTGGACCTCTAAATCGACCACATCTTCACCGCGGCGCATGTCTTCGATGTACCAGCGATTCAAACGCTGCAAAATCCTCAGTACACGGCCTTGGGACTTGTGTAATCGGGCGTGAATAGCTGAGAAAACAGCAGCGCCCTGCTCAATCAATGCTTGTGTCGTGCCTACAGGGGCCTGAGAATTGACATCAGCGATCTTTTCCTCGGCAGTGGTCACTACACCCTTGGCAGCCTTGTCTAAGAAGCCCAAAAGCTCGTATAACACGGGGCTTGGGGGGTTAAAAGGCATAGGCATGGCAATCTTGCGGATGTCATCCACACCTGGTGCAGCTTCAATCTCGACCACCTGCGTCACATCGGCCTGCACAGACTGGCCTGAGACCTTGGCACCCTTGAGTTTGAGCGTGGCAGGGGCGTTATTGATGTGTGCAGAGTCTAAAAGTGCCCGTAAGGCCCCTGTAAGCGCTGCTGCCAGGCCACCAATGAGATGAGGCATACCGATGGCATAGGCACCGCGCCATGGAATGAACTTGTACTCGACCACCCAGTCGAGTTTTTCCATGGTTTCATCGCCTTCTTCCCAGTTTCTGTAAAGACCGACCACTTCACGGTCGATTTCATCCACCATCAGGATGTAAGGCGCCATCTCACCCTTGGCATAGCTGTCATCATCAAGCTCAAGGTAGGTGTAAATGTGAAAAACACGGCGCATACCGTCAATGTTTTCCTCTGCTTTACGTCCTTCGATCTTGTTGTTGGCCTTTTCTGGCCTGGTTGGCTCGGGTTCTAGGCTTACACGGGTCAAACTGATGTCACGATAAAGTCCTGAGTCAATTCGTTGGTTGAATTCAAACTCAGTAATGTCGTGAATCTCTGCAGCACGTTGCGCGGTGTAAAAATTGGTGGCTGCAAACGGGATTAAAACCTTGTCAATGGGCAAAAACTCAGCCACTGGACGCAGTTTTTTGTCATCCCAGTACAGTTTTAGGTACTGCGAGCCGCCAAGTGGCAGTTGCGTGAGCAGTTGCTCTTGCTCATCGCGGAACTCTTCAATCTGCTCGGTCAACTGCCAGTTCATCCAGTCGCGTTTACGCTCTGCACGCTTGGTTTTTTCCTCGTCAGTCTCACCCAAAATCTTGGTTTTGACCGGGCCATCAGGCGGGAACATCTCTTTGATGGCTCTACTTGCAAAATCAACGCAAGCTTCTGCAATAACCGGGTGAACGACTTTGCTGGCACCGAAGAATGTAGCGCCACCAGGGGCATCTTTGCCCATACCAGTGCGCTTGATGCCCTCTTCATACTGCTTATCACGGTCCTCGCGTGCTGTTTTGTCCTTATCCAGCAGGTTTAAGTAGCGTGATGCTAAGCCGTCCAGCGTGATGGGATCTATGACTTCTGCTAAGTTCTCGTAAAAGTCGGGATCTTCCAGTGGACCCTTGGTGCTTGGCATGTGAACTACTGCCGAGCCATCGGGAAGTTCCTCGATTTCAGCGTCTTCATCAGGCAACTCGGCTGACAGATCAGCAACGGGCACCTCGTCATCGGCCATGCCGCTAATGAAGCGGCCATAGTCCTGCTCGATGGGCATTTCAGGCATGTTTCTTCCTTAATAATTCGAGGCGCATGGTGTCTGGGTTATCAGATATGTGAACTTGTTTCACAGCGCCACCAGCGGCTTTTTTAACTGCTTCAACTGGATCGTAGCCCCACTCGTAAATTGAGTCGCCATTGGTGAATATTTCATTAGCTCGAACGCGCTTGCTTAAAATCTTATAGTCGCCTCGTAGCGCACTTTCACCATGGGATTTGGCATAAGGGCGGTCAATGGTTACCCAGTCGCCAGCATTAATAACATCCTTGGCATTTTTGGGTACGGCTCGATACACAGTCACCATTTGATGCGGTCTTCCCTTAAAGCTTTGTGCAAGCGATACAACCGCAGCATCTCGTGGCTCTCCATGTCCATAGTATTGAGATGCCCTGCTTGAATAAATATCATCAGGATAAGTCTGAGTTAAAGCATGTAATGGCGCTCCGCTGGCTCTTGTTGGAGCAGTATGAAGGCCTCTGTAATCTTCATCAGTCACTACTGGTTTTGATGAAGTAGCTTGGGTTTTTACATAAGCATCATCAGCAGCCTTTTTGATGCGTTGGTAGCGCAAAGCATTTAACTGATTTGGATTGGCTTTGTAGTCTGCATAAGCCTGGGTAGCCATTGCACCAAGATCACTAAAGTTCGTTGGCAAATTTTCTTGGGGCGCCCTATACATGGACTCCGAAATGGCAAAGTCTTTGTTTTTTCCTGTGTTTTGCACAAAGCCAAAGCGCTTGTAAAACTCTTTTAGCTTCTCCTTGTTGCCACCAAAGTCTGCTGACGGCGATAGCGTTACGGTTGCTCCAATGTCATCGGCTTGTTTAACAAGGTCGTTCATGACCTGCGTTCCGATTCCTTGATTGCGCTGCTCCTTTGGAACAACCATTTTTCCGAGATAAAGCGTTTTATCACCAGCAACTGAAATGTCTACATTGGGATATTTGGCCCGCAGTGAGTCAGTGATTGCATCGCCAACCCTTGCAGTTTTTATTGTCTTTGAAACCGTTGCTGGCAAGCCAAGCATCGGGATCATTGATAGGCCTTGGCCAATCTTTTGCAAGTCTGTTGATCCGGCACCAGACATATAGCCCTCTGCAAGCTCACCGGCACCGGATGCTATACGTCCAATAGGGCTTTCTTCAAGGTCTGTTAATGCTTGCTGAACATCTTCTTTGCCTTGACCGTAACCAGGCAATGCACTAACGCCACGCGGTGCTGTACGGCCAAGGAATTGATCCACAGAGCCACCAGCCTGCATCTTTGGCGCACTCATCAACTCAAGCAGCATCGCATCGGGATTGTCGGAAATGCGTACTTTCTGTTTGGATTCAGGCATCATCGGCCTCCGTTTGCGCGGGATGATAACCAGTAGGGCTTGCAAAGTCTATCTGGACTCATTATCATCGCGCTGTCGGTGTGGCAACTGGCGTTAGAAGGAAAGGTAAAGAACCCCACAGGTTTTTGGTTGGGGCGTTCATGATGAAGTGCGTTTTCCCTTCGGGGGAAATTCCTTTCTTTCAAAGCGCCTGAGTCTGCCTCCTGCCAGAGGTAACGCTCCAACCAAAGTCTTGTGGGGTTTTTCTTTTGGCGCCGACCGTACTGTCCGCGAGAGCAATGGGCTACCCAGCCGCTGACAAGAACAGGGTACTGGTAAGGCGTTTCGACCCGGTGCAAATCCGCAAGAATCCAGCGGCTGGCAGAACCTCCAAGCCGAGGGGTCAGGCAACTGACATGGAGGTGGCGTTTATCGCCCGAGGAATCCCTGCTCACCACCCCTGTGGGGGTAGGGGGGCAGTTTCGAGGAAAGTAAAGAAAGGACTGGATATGAGCGACACTTTTTACATGATGTGGGTTGCTGGAAAGGGGGCACCCAAAAAGCTTCATCCAACAATTGAAAGTGCCAAGCTTGCGATACAGGCGTACAAGGATGGCGGCGGTACTCGAGAGGCTTTTGTGCTTGGCGTTGTCCATCATGAGCCAGGGCGCAAGCTTCTGAAGCTTAAAAGTGCCCCAAGGTCTTGTGTGGTCGAGCCTAAACAGCATAGGGATTCTCTTTGACAATACCTGCATCCACATAATCCTCGGGATCATAGTCATCCGGTGGCAGTGGGTCGATGTTGAGCCAGCTTGCGTCTCTGAGATACCTCAGAGCTTGGCTGAACGCGTCGCAGAAATCATCGTGGTCTGTATTCGGAAAGCTACAGATCTGCGTGACCATGGCTTCAGCCCAGTCGCGGACGTAGCCAGGCCTGTTGCTGGACTCGGGCACGTACACCCTTCCAGCCTTTACGATGTTGGCCACAATCGATAAGCGCTGGACCTTGTCAGCCCTGCCAGGGTTGTAGGCCCTGACCGGAACGTGAGCGCGTTGCAAGTCCTGGATCAGCACAATGCCAGCGGCTTTGTCTTCGACTAAAACCAGGTCAACTTTCTTGGCCGTCTTGCCCTCACCAAACACGATCTCGTACTCGTCAATGACCTTGGGCTTGAGGTCGGGATACTGCAGCCTGTCTTGCCAGGCGTCGATGATCAGCACGCACATGCCACCGTCCTGGGGCTTGAAGACACCGAAGGTGATGGATGCCGTGGGATCGTTGATCGTTTTCTCGGTATACGCGCAGTCGTAGGACTGGACCACAAACTCAAGCTTGGGTATGGGTTTGTCAGCAGGCCAAAGCTTGAACCAGTCACGCTGCACAATACCGCCCTCTTCGGGGTCGATGATCTCAGCGTGGATCTCTTGGCGGCCAAGCTTGGTACCCTCATACTGCAGGATCTGACGCTTGAAGTTCTCAGACAGGTTATCAAGGTTGCTGTAGGTACTGGCGGTGGTGAGCACGACATCATCACCTTCACGGCCAATTAGATCGATGATCAAGTCCTTGGGCTTGGGTGTCGTCGTGCAGATCAGCCTGGTCTTCATGTCATGCAACTTTAGTCGCATACCAAACTGGATCTGATCCCAAGCTTCTTGGATGTACTCCCATGCTGCCAACTCATCAAGCCACCCACCATGGAACTGTGGACCGCGGAAGCGCTCTGGCTCCGAGGCGGGGATGCCCTTGATCAGCGAGCCATTAGTCAGCTTGATCTCGTGCAAAGCCTTGTTGTAATCAGCGATCAGGACCGCAGGAATCACGCTCAGGAGGCCCGAATCACCCTCGAAGCATGTACTCCTCACATCACTACTCGTTGGGGCCGCTACGAGCCATCTGGTGGCTTTGTAGGACCATGCCCACCAGCCAATCTGCTCGGCTGCTGTCCTGGTCTTGCCAGCGCCGCGGCCGGCTAATAGTAACCAGATCGACCACCAGTCACCGTGCGGCAGGATCTGGTGCTTAAGTGCTTTGGTCAGCCACATCATGCGCCAAGCCCAAGCAGCAGCCTGATCGGGCGCTAGCCTGGTGTACTGCTCTCGGATCGCTGGATCTTTGAGCAGGGCTTCAAGGTCACTTGTCCCCAAGCTGCCTCTTGGTCTCGAGGTTCTTCAACATGGCATCGAAAATGCTGATGTCAGCCTGCATGGCTACGGGATTGTCAGCGTCACCAGCATGGGTGATTCTGTCGCCATACTTGCGTGGCTTAAGCTTGGCAGCAATCCACTTGCGTGCGTCCACTCGATTGCGCTGCCACTGGATGTAAGCGCTGTTTAGTTCAATGCCAATTGGCTCGCCCTGCTTGTTGAGCACCGGCCTAGTCTCGGGCGTTTCATCAGCTATGGCTTGAATCTCATCGGCCAGCGTGTCAGCCTGATCTTCGCGTGCGCGGGTGTACATCTCTTGGAAAGTCGGGTGCTTCGCCAACCACACATACACAGTTGCCTGCGATGGCATCTTCTCATCCATGCAGATTCTTCTTAATGGTTCTCCATTGCTTAGCCTTACGCAGATCTCTGCTGCTAGGTCATCGTCATACCCTGATGGCCTGCCTGTTGGCTTGGCGGCCTGGGTCTTTGGTTTCGCGGTCTTGCTCATCACATCTTCCAGTGACATATTGGTCCGCTGATGATAGGGTTTTCGCGGGATTGTGGCAATTGTTTGTGCGGCGTGGATGCCAAACACAAACATAACTGCTTGATTTTACTACAGAATGTAGAAAAAAAGAACCCCCAATTGCTGGGGGTCAACTCGCTGGGAAGCAAGGAGGAGACAATCAACATGGACTGCAATCAATAGTTTATAAGTTTAAATCTTTATTTACAAGTTTTGATAGTAGTGTGAATGCTGTTGCTGCCACTGCTGGAACTTGTCCATTCCCAATGGCTTTAAGTCTGTCCACTCTAGCGGCCACCCCATAAGCCACTCGACCCACGTTGGGTTCAACTTTCCACCAATTAAACTTTTTTCTAAATTTTTTTGCGGGAAGCCCAATGCTTGAAACTTCTCCCAAAGATGAATGTTTTTTTGCATTAATGGACATGGTTTCCCAATTGATGCCTCCACTGCATCCGTCAGCTTGAATGCTGCACTTCCATTCCCCTCTGATCTCACTGGCGTTGGAAACATTGTTTTTGGCAACGATCCAGATTCTGTCCCTCTGATGCGGCGCTCCAACGTCGGCTGCTCCCAACACTCCCCATCTTGCATCAAACCCCATGCTGGCAAGGTCTGACAGGACTCGGTCAAGTCCTCTAGTAGTAAGCATTGGTGAGTTCTCAATGAATGCGTATTGGGGTCGTACTTCGCAAATGATCCTTGCCATTTCTCGCCACATGCCTGATCGTTCTCCATCAATCCCTGCGCCCTTTCCTGCGGCTGAGATGTCCTGACAGGGAAACCCTCCAGATACGACGTCAACAATGCCTCGCCACGGCTTTCCGTCAAAAGTCTGAACGTCATTCCAAATCGGGAAAGGCGGGAGAATCCCATCATTTTGTCGCTGCACAAGTACGCTTGCGGCGTAGGGTTCCCACTCAACGGCGCAGACAGTTCGCCATCCGAGCAAATGCCCTCCGAGTATTCCTCCACCAGCGCCTGCGAAAAGAGCCAGCTCATTCACTATCTTCTTCTTGTTCTTCAGCCTCACGCTCCGCAAGTTCACGCTCACGATCATACTCATACAACTGACGGTCAAGCCATGCGTCGTAATCCATTTGTTTACTCCCCAAGAAATTTGTTAAGGGCATCGCGCAGTTCGATGACTTTGTTTCTCTTTACGTTGGCTGACGCATAACAGCCAACCTTAAAAATACTTACCCACAAATCTCCGTCTTCAAATTCACTCAGATTGATACTCTCATGGCTCGGAAGTTCGATGCGTACTTCAAATTCTTGTTTGCTCATGGTGTTTGCTCCTTGTTGTTTGCTAACGAGACTTGACTGTACTCTCATTTAATCCACTTGTGTAGACACTTTCCACCCGTCCGACAAGTGGTCATGGTAGGCAACTAAACGGCGGGTTACATGCAAAAGTTCAGCTTCATCGACTTGGTAATGACTGGTAAAAGCTTTGATGCCCAGGCCATGAATGCCAGTGCGTCCTCTATGGTGCTCAGGGCATAGCGGTATCGCATCGTAGTGGCTTGCACGTTGAGCCATGCCGGCGCCCTTCCTAGGGTGGTGGATCTCTGCTGGCGTACCTGGGGTGCCCTGCAAGTGACACAGCACGCAGCCAATAGCAGCCACCTTATTCAGGTGCTTTTTCTCTTCGTTGGTCATAATGCTTTGCGAATCTGCTCGGCATGCTCAATGCCCCATCCCCTGCCTTGGCTCTGCGCGATCTTGGCGGCATATGCAAGTCCTGCTCGAAAGCCAGCGCTCCAGCCCTCGGAGTACACCTCTTCAGTCCAGCCCTTGTCATCCTCAAAAGCCACGGCGTTGATGAAGTCAGCCAGGTCTGCAAGCATTTGTTTATGGCGCCCATCGTTGCTCATCAGATCGTGGCTTTGCCTTCGTTGCGCAGGTTGGCTTGCTCCGTTCTCCAGATGTCCACCCTGGCTTGTGCTGCGATCAAATCCCATCTCAATTTCTCCTCAATTTCAACAGCCGCTCGGAGGCCTTTAAGTAATGCAATGTATTCAGGGTGAGCATAAGCATCGCGCTCTTGTGCGCCAAGTGCTGGCTCCAACGATTCCTTCATCAACAATGCCTTTTTGCTTTTCCTAAACTCCTCAAGGTAGACACGCTCCGCTTTGGCATCGGCAAACATCTGTGCGTGCTTGATAATGTGGTCAACCGCTTTGTGCGGATCACGATCTTTGCTCATAAACCCTCACTTTCACCATTCCAGCAATTTGTTTGTTGCGATAAATCCTCAAGTCTGCAATCTGGTTGTCGTCCTTCCACACTTGCGCGTGAGTCAGACTGTCCAGCAGGGACTTGAGCAGGTTGTCGATGTCCCGTTTCCTGCGGTCCGGTGGGAACACTTCGATCTCGACCCGCAGGTCCCCTTCGAGCGCGTAAGTCTTCACCCCATGTTCCATGAGACACAGATTGACCGCCTTGCGATAGGCCTGGCCCTCCTGAGAAACGTATACGGTGGCGAGCTTGCCAACTACTCTGTGCCGCCAGTAAGAATTTACGCTGGGTGGCCATGGCAGCGTGGCCTCAAATATTGGCGTTGAATCGGTAGGCATTTGCACCTGCTAGCTCCACAAATTGTTGGGATTGACGGTCAAACCAAAGCCTTAACCGCGGCTCGTAGTCCCCATTTCGTTGCTTCTCACATAGCAACATCGCATCAGGCTCAGCAACATCCACAATCAAACCAGCCTCAACTGATCGCTCTTTTTTCTTGTTGCGCCACATGAGCCACACGTT